AGACCAATTTACTAAAATTATATAAATATCTATCGAAGCAGGATGCACACCATGTTGGGCTTCGTTGCGAGGAATAGCTTCATTCTCACCCATAATTTGTGCTCGAATTACTGTAGGAATATTATTATCATACTCTTCCTCATGTTCCTCTTTCTGCTTCTCATCTTCAGCAAGCGTGAACCCGCCAGCATATGGTACATAAGAGGGAGCGGAGGGAGCAGCAAAAGTAAGATCTGGACCACCACTCACCTCAACAATAGTGTCAATTGATTGAAATACATTGTTAGCAGCGACCAATTGGTTGAGAACTTCAACCCGCACAATGCCTGTAACAGCATTATACATCAATACATTATTAGTTCCCAGCCATGAAGCTTCCGGGCGTATACAATACATCCATGGTCTAGAGGACACATAAGGAACAGTAAAAGAAACCTCGGTTGAAGTCCGCAGGTCAACAATTTCCTTCTGCACGCGGGAAATATCTGGCACGCCTGTCGAAATTGTAGTATTATAATAAAAAGGAATAAAAGAAATCCTAAGACGACCAGAATGAAATTGGGTTTTAACAAACTTAAAAGTGTAGACAATAGAACCACGCCAATAGCCATGTGAGTTAGCAACATAACCCATATGAGTACAGCGAAACCTATCAGTGATCGTGCTCGAATAAGTTTTAACTTTAAAAGGTGTAACAAAATTGTCCCAAAGAACGGTATTTGTAAGATTAGTGGTTGACCATGTAAATCTATCCCAAAAATTTGGGATTGATAAAACATGGGACAAATCCATTTCATCGGCCGAAGTACCAGCAAGACCTGATTTAGTTTCTATTTCATTTGTAGAAGATAAAGCAAGTTTGTGAGAAGAATCAGCACCATCAAAGTTTGCCATACGAACCTGACCACGAAGTTTGGACTCACAAGGAAGACCCTGCACGGTAGGTTTGGAAAACCCCAAAATTTTAAAAATATTCGCAGCTTGCGCAGAAATCCATGCTGGTCGAGTAAACATATTGCCCAATACTGGAATTCGAGACAAAGTATTCAAGCCCTCAGAAATTTGTCCGATACCAGAAGATGGTGAAGCATTATCCTTCAATTGCTTCAATTCAGAACCAACTTGAGCAAAAATTTTGTCTGTGTGCCTCTCGTAAGCACGTGAGTCCCAAAGTGCACGCATGTCGTTCTGTGTAAATTTACCAGAAGCAATTTGATTGGCAACACTCACCATATTTGGAGCTGAACCGGTAAAAACATTAGCACCGGTTGGATACTGAATATCAACGTCTTCCAAATGTGCCCATACAGTGTACTCAACTGAGCCAGTACCAGAAATTTGATCTCGGAGTTGACTATATAAAACGAGATATATAGCTCCGAAAGAACCCTGACCTGTAATCAGATTATAATACACATGTGGAGACACATATGGAATACGCATTTCAATCTCTGTACCAACGCTCAAATCCAAATCGGTTCTAGGACAACCAGAACGTCCCTGAAGAGTTGCATTGACCAGAGAAACTCTATTAGGCATATATTGAGCATAAGGATAATATTGGAGCATCAAGCGCCCCTGTTGAAAAGGTTGAGAATTAACTTGAACCTTGACGACAAGAGTTGCTCGAAGGCCAACAAAACCACGTAATTTCTCTTGGTACATAGTATTTGCCACAAGAACCTCTGGAAAATTCGCAGTATACAATTGGGTTTCGGTGGCTTGCGATTGACTCCACAAACCAGTTTGGATAATAATGGGACGAGAGAGAAAATCTTTAACCGTGTGAATACGTTCTTCACGAGTTGTCATTGACAAATAATCAGTTGAAAGGTTAACGATATCAGGCACTGCAGTAGTCGAAGGGGTAACTCCTTCGCTAGTGAAGTGCACAATTTCGCGTTGTTCAGACGTGATCTCGCGATCTGCGTTCTCAACATTCGAATCATTTTGAAAGTTAGCAGGTAAATTTCTTTGACGGAGCAACTACCTAATCAACACCGTCGCATAGAGGGTACCCTGGATATTGTGGGGCTGCCACTAGGCATCCTGGGTCGTAAAGTTAAATAACTAACCTAGTTACTAAAATAGCACTACTTTTCTTTTAATTAACCTCTAAAATTTGTATAGAAAAGCAAGATCACATCTTAGCCTTAAAAATCATAAACCTCATCTGCAAGATATGTAAGATCATGCAGATACTGCTCATAAGTTGATATTTGTGGAATAGAAGGGAGTTTAACAGCTATACGCATAATTCCATCATGCAATTCATCGTAAGCTGCTCTACCATGATTAACTATTTCACGAAAAGCTGTATTAATATTAGACATAAGGATGACATTGGGATCAATTGTGTTGCGTGTCCAATTTAACATCTCATAAATTACTTCAATTTTAAGAGGTGCCACGGTACGCTGCAACTCTGCGCAAAACCGAAAACCACGCTTCAAAAAGAAAACATCTTCCAGTAAGCGTGACTTAATAATTGTCCCTGATTTACCTTCATCTGTGTATTCATGTTTCATTTCTGCCATAATAGCACTAATTGATTCTTGATTGAATAAGTGTATAACCTTATCCGCAATATTTGCGACATTGTCGTCACCATAAGTGATGAGTGCAACAAATATTCGGAAGAATTTCATAGATACATAGGCAGGACAATCACGTTTCATTATGCGAATCCAAGCAATACGCATGATGATGGAATTATAAAGACAATTTATAATAACTGTAAATGGATTGCCAGATGGTTGAGA